ATCTATAAGTAGTGGTTTGGCTGTAATGGCAAATCAAAAGCACTTATATACACCGACTAAAGAAAAGTCGAAAATTAGCATTAACTTTGCAAGATATAGTAATAAAAGTACAGTAAGTCAATTACTTAATAAATGAAGCAGGTAAATATAGACATTAAGGCTGCAGCTTTTCCAGATCAATTTGTATCAGATTCAGAAAAAAGCACTATGGAGTATGGATTGCAGATAGGACAAGCAATCCAGTACGAGTGGTTTAGAAGAGACAATGGATCTTGTAGGTTTTACAGTCAGTGGTCTGAGTTTAATAAACTTAGACTTTATGCTCGTGGAGAACAATCGGTTGCTAAATATAAAAATGAATTAGCAGTTGATGGTGATTTATCATATCTTAATTTAGATTGGACACCAGTTCCAATCATTCCTAAATTTATAGACATTGTTGTAAATGGAATGTCAGATAGGCTTTTCAAGGTAAAGGCTTATGCTCAAGACGCGTTATCTGCAGAAAAAAGAACACAGTTTCAAGAAATGGTTGAGGCAGATATGGTTGCAAAACCAATATTGAGTCAAATGTCAAGAGATTTTGATATTGATGTATTTAATGTTCCTGAAGAAGAACTTCCAGAAAGCTCAGAAGAGTTAGAGCTTTTTATGAATTTAAAATATAAACCAGCTATTGAAATAGCTTGTGAAGAAGCTATTAATACGTTGCTTGATGAAAACCACTATACAGAGGTTAGAAAAAGAGTTGATTATGATATTGCAACTTTAGGTATAGGAATATGTAAACACAATTTTCTATTAGGTCAAGGAGTAACAGTTGAATATGTTGATCCAGTAAATGTAGTATATAGCTACACAGAAGATCCTTATTTTAAAGATTGTTTTTACTGGGGTGAAATAAAAACTGTACCAATGACTGAGCTTATAAAAATAGATCCATCATTAACAAATGAGGATTTAGCTGAAATTTCTAAGTATAGCCAATCTTGGTATAATTATTACAATACTGCACAAATTTACGAAAACAGTATGTTTTATAGAGATACAGCAACCTTGTTATATTTTAATTATAAAACTACAAATTCATTTGTATACAAGAAAAAAAGATTAGCTGATGGTACTTTTAAAACTGTAGCGAAAGATTCTGCTTTTGATCCTCCACAAGAAATGCAAGAAGAGGGTAACTTCGAAAGAGTAGAGAAAAAAATTGATGTTTGGTATGAAGGTATAATGGTGATGGGTACTAACATTATATTGCAATGGAACTTAATGGAAAATATGGTTAGACCAAAGTCGGCTAATCAATTTGCTTTTCCTAACTATGTAGCATGTGCACCAAGAAGTTATAAAGGTATAATGGAATCTTTATGTAAAAGAATGATTCCTTTTGCAGACTTAATACAAGTAACACATTTAAAAATACAACAAGTAGTTTCAAGGGTTGTTCCTGATGGTGTGTTTATAGATGCAGATGGATTAAATGAAGTTGATTTAGGAACTGGTAATGCATACAACCCTGAAGATGCATTACGTCTATATTTCCAAACTGGTAGTGTTGTTGGTAGAAGTTATACTGGAGATGGAGAGTTTAATAATGCAAGAGTACCAATTCAACAATTAACAACTAATAGCGGATCAAGTAAACTTCAAATGTTAATTGGTAACTACAATCATTATTTAGATATGATACGTACAGTTACTGGATTAAATGAAGCAAGAGATGGTTCTACCCCAGATCCTAATTCTTTAGTTGGTGTTCAAAAACTTGCTGCATTAAATTCTAACGTAGCCACAAGACATATATTAGATGGAAGTTTATTTATCACAAGAACACTTGCTGAATGTTTAGCTATACGTACAGCTGATGTTTTAAAATATGCAGATTTTGCTGATGAATTTGCTATGCAGATAGGTAAATTTAACACCGCTATTTTAGAAGATATAAAAGAACTATACATTTATGATTTCGGTGTATTTATTGAACTTGCTCCAGATGAAGAGCAAAAAGCTATGTTAGAACAAAATATACAAATGGCTTTATCAAAACAAGATATAAACTTAGAAGATGCCATTGATATTAGAGAAATACATAATATTAAGATGGCTAACCAACTTCTTAAGTTAAAAAGAAAGAAGAAACAAGAGGCAGAACAGCAACAACAAATGCAAATGCAACAAATGCAGGCTCAGCAACAAATGGAGATAACTCAAATGAAAGCCCAGGCTGAGCAACAAAAAGTGGCTATGGAAACTGAAAGTAAAATGGCTTTAGAAAAAGCTAAAGCACAGTATGAAGTTCAAAAGTTAACTGCAGAGAAAGAACTTAAATTAGCACTGATGGCTGAAGAGTTTGCGTACAACATGCAACTTAAAGGTATGGAGCAATCTCAAATAGATGCAAGAGAAAAAGAAAAGGAAGATGGCAAGTCTAAAAGAATTAGCCAACAGTCGACACAAACCTCAAAAATGATTGAGCAAAAGAAAAGGGATTTACCTGCTATTGATTTTGAATCAAACGAAGATAGTTTAGATGGCTTCGATTTAGCAGAATTTGATCCAAGATAATGTTTGAAAAATTTTCTATAAATAAACATAAGTATTTAAAGTTTCCTAAAAGTGGCTCGATGAGACAACTTCAAGAAATTATTAGCCTTAATGATATACCACTAAATGAAACCTATGCTTCTCAACACGATAATTTGCATGAGGTTTTTGAAAATATATTTTATAAAAGAAGATTAGAGTATCCTTATAGTTTAGTAGAAGAATTAATTGGTAAATCGAAACCAGTAATTTTAGAGCTTAAAAACTATCATGATAGAGAAAGACCTAATGTTGGTGCTAAAAGATGGGGTATTAAGTTAAAGTATTTTCACATGGATAGTGCTCAAACCCCAGCCTTTCCTTCAGGGCATAGTGCACAAGCTAAGTTAGTGGCTAATGTTTTGTCAGATATGTATCCTATGCATACTGCAGAATTTCAACAAGCGGCAGAAAACATTTCAAATAGCAGATTAGTAAGTAGAGTACACTATAAATCTGATACAGAAGCGGGTAAAAAATTAGGTGATGACTTGTATAATCATTACAAAAAAGTGCCTAAAAATTAAATAAATAAATGTATAACTTTGTAAAAACTAAAATTTAAATCTAATGGAAATAAAAGTAAGAGCTGTAGAAGGCAGCGATAATAAATCAAAAGCTGAAATAGAAGAGCAACTTCTAAAGAAGCACGAAGAAGAAACCAACCCTCAAGAGGTTGAGAAAACAGAAGTGGTTGAACAAGCTGTTGTAACAGAAGAAACCACTGAAACAGAACAGAATGAGGTTGAGCCTCAAAATGAAACAACTCCCTCATCAGAGTTAAATGATGAAGATGTTCTTTCTTATTTGAAGAATAGATATAACAAAGATATTGATTCGGTTGATGATCTTTTCGCAGAAAAAGAAGCAAATGATCCATTACCTGAAGATGTATCTGCGTATTTGAAGTACAAGCAAGAAACTGGACGTGGCATAGGTGATTTCTATAATTTACAAAGAGATTATGATGCTATGGAAGATGACGCTGTACTTGCTGACTATATTGCTACCCAAGAAGAAGGGTTAGATGCAATAGATATTCAAGATATCATGGAGGATAAATTTAGCTTCGATGAGGAGCTTGATGATCCAAAAGATATCAAGAAAAAAAAGTTAGCAAAAAAACGAGAACTTGCGAAAGCAAAAAAGTTTTTTAACGAACAAAAAGATAAATATAAAATCCCTCTTGAGTCAAGTGGGGGTGGATTATCTGAAGATCAAGAAAAACAACTTAATGCTTACCGAAAGGCTCTTGAAGAATCTAAAACTGTAGAAGAGGCAAATAAGAAAAAGTATGACTATTTCCAAGAAAAAACTAAAGAGGTTTTTTCCGATGAGTTCAAAGGTTTTGAGTTCAGCGTAGGAGAAAAGGATATTACTTTTAAGCCAGGAACTAAAGAAGAACTTTATAATGTTCAAAAAGATTTTTCAAACTTTAGAAAAAAGTTTTTAAATGAAGATGGACTGTTAAAGGATGCTAATGCTTATCATAAAGCATTGGCAGTAGCTTTAAATCCTGATAGGTTTGCAAAACACTTTTACGATTTAGGAGTTTCTCAAGCTGTAGAAAATGTTTCTAAAAAATCTAAAAACATTAATATGGACATTAGAAAAGCTCCAAGATTGGTAACAAGAGATGGTCTTAAAATAAGATCAGTACAAAGTGATAACTCAAGCAGTGGTAGAGGACTCAAAATTAGAAGTATTAAAAAAATGTAAAACAATTTAAAAATTTGAATTATGAGTGTAAATGTAACTCCTGGTTTTGATTTGCAACCAAGTAGCCAACAAGTACCGTTGTCTACAAATTATATTACAGACTTTAATTTCTTGAATCAGTATCTACCTGATACTTATGAAAAAGAGTTTGAAAGATATGGCAATCGATCTGTTGCTTCTTTCCTTAGAATGGTAGGAGCAGAAATGCCTTCTAACTCTGACCTTATCAAATGGGCAGAGCAAGGAAGACTACATGTTAAGTACCAATCTTGTACTTCGGCTCAAGGAGCTGGTGCAGATGAGGGTACATGGACAATCCCTAACAACCTTACTAACTTTAACCCTGCATTAGCTGGTACTCCAAATACTGCAGCGTTAAGACAAGGACAAACAGTTGTTATTTCCGACAGAACTCCTGGTTCTAACCTTACAAACAAAGGTATCATTAAAACAGCTCCAACTGCAGGTAACCCAAACCAAGTGGTTATTGCATACTATGAAGGTGCTGGACAAGCTATGGCTGCGGCAGTAGAGTGTGATATTTTCGTATATGGTTCAGAATTTAACAAAGGAACTCAAGGAATGGTAGGCTCTTTAGAAGCTGATGACTTCATCTTTGACAACAAGCCAATTATTATCAAAGACAAATACCAAGTATCTGGTTCTGATATGGCTCAAATTGGATGGATTGAAGTTACAACTGAAAATGGAGCAAGTGGATACTTATGGTATCTTAAGTCTGAGCATGAAACAAGATTAAGATTTGAAGACTATTTAGAAACTGCAATGATTGAAGCAGTTCCTGCTGAAGCAGCTTCGGGTGCTGCAGGATTCCTACAAGGTGTGGCGGCTGCTGCGTCTGTAGCAAACCTAAATGGTTCTGATGGTATTTTCTATTCAGTTTCTCAGAGAGGTAATGTTTGGGGTGGAGGAAATCCTTCAACTCTTGCAGACTTTGATTCAGTAATTTCAAGATTAGATAAGCAAGGTGCTATTGAAGAAAATGTAATTTTCTTAAACAGAAACTTCTCATTTGATATAGATGATATGTTAGCTGCTCAAAACTCTTATGGAGCTGGTGGTACATCATATGGTTTATTTGACAATGATGAAGAAATGGCACTTAACCTTGGATTCACTGGATTCAGAAGAGGTTATGACTTCTACAAGTCTGACTGGAAATACTTAAATGATCCTACTATGAGAGGTGGTATCGTTGGTGGTAAAATTAATGGACTATTAGTTCCTGCAGGTTCTACTACAGTGTACGATCAAATCTTAGGTAAAAATGCTAAGAGACCATTCTTACATGTAAGATATAGAGCTTCTGAAACTGAAGACAGAAGATATAAAACTTGGATTACTGGTTCTGCTGGTGGTGCAAGAACTTCTGACTTAGATGCGATGGAAGTAAACTTCTTGAGTGAGAGAGCTGTATGTACTTTAGGTGCAAACAACTTCTTCTTATTCCAAGATGCATAATAATTATTAGTAATTAGGGGTGGTTTTCCACCCCTGATTATTTTTTATAAATCAAATTAAATTTAAATACAATGAAAAAAAAGCAAGTAGTAGAAGCTAAATTCTACAAATTAAAAAGAGATGTAGCACCACTTACCTATATGTTGGCATCTCGAAACTCTCAAAGATATCCTTTACTTTGGTTTGATGAAGAAAAAGGAATCAATAGACCACTTAGATATGCAAGAAACCAAAAGTCACCTTTCGAGGATGAGCAAGATGGTAATGCAATATTAGAACCCATAGTTTTTGAAGATGGGGTATTGTTTGTTCCAAAAACAAATCAAGTGCTTCAAAAGTTTTTATATTACCACCCTCAAAGAGATATGGTTTTTGAGGAAATAAATAAAGAAAGAGATGCTCAAGAAGAATTAGAGTATGTAGAAGCAGCTTTGGAGGCACAAGTAATAGCTAAAAACTTAGAGTTTGAAAAATTAATTTCAGTAGCTCGTGTATTATTAGGCAGTCAAGCAGAAAAAATGTCAAGTGTTGAATTAAAAAGAGACATTCTGTTGTATGCAAAAGAAAGTCCAGTTGATTTTCTTGATACATTAAATGATCCTATGTTAGAGATGCAAGACACTGTTTATCAGTTTTTTAATAAAAACTATTTAGCTTTTAGGAATGGCAATAAGGATGTTTACTTTAATTTACCTAAAAACAAAAAGAAACTTTTAACTGTTCCTTTCGGTGAAGATCCTTACTTTATAGTAGCATCACATTTTCAAAGTGATGAAGGTGTGGAGTTATATAAACTTCTTAAAAGTCGCTTAAATAAAAAAGATTAAGATTTGTATCTTTGTGGTATTGTTTAACCCCATTAAATTTTTATTATGGTGAAATATCTTAAAATCAGTCTTAGTGATGCTTATCATTTAATTCCAATTAACAATATACTTGGAATTGAAGTAGGAGCTAACTCGAAGGTAAACATTCTTTACAATGCAGTAGGTCACAGAGCTACTGGTGCGTCTGAAGTTTTAGGTTTTGAAATTACTGCTTCTACAGCAAATGATGCGCCTAAAACTAAAGAGCAATTAAATAGTATCGTTGATGCTATCGAAGATGCTTTATGTACATCGTGGACTAAACCATTCTTCTTACTTGAGCCTAAATACCCTATTACAGGTGTAGCTCAAATTGAAGTGGAGTACTCTGCATAAGCAACACATACACAAGATGATTAAAGAGGCTTAAACAATTTAGGCCTCTTTTTTTTTTATTATCTTTGTGGAAACACATTTCACATGATAAATGAAGTTAGAAACACAGTGTTAGCTATAGCTAACAAAAACAACTATGGATACATATCTCCACAAGATTTTAATTTATATTGTGAACAAGCTCAATTAGATATTTTTGAGAACTATTTTTATCAATATAATAGTTGGCTTATAAAAGAAAACCAACGAATATCAGGTACTGGTTATGCCAATATAGTCAAAGGATTAGAAGAAGTTATAGATAGTTTTTCTGCACAAGTATTTTTAGATCAAACTGTAGCTAATTTAAATCAAGCTAATAAGTATGAATTACCAGCTGACTACTATCTTATAAATAAAGTATTGTATTACCCTACTGCAACTTTTAGTGGCACTACTACTGCAGCACAAGGCTATAAGTTAATTGATGCCACTGGTGGTTTCGTTTCTTACCCAACCACATCTAACTTTTTGCAGAATCCACCAATCGGAAGTATTGTTGTAAATACATCATCCAACCCTATATCACAAGCTTTTGTTACTGCAGTTGACAATGCAACCACATTAAGTTTAAGTGAGGACATTATGGCTAATGGACAGAACTATGTAATTTACAGCGGAACTAATATTACAGATGTCGAAAGAGTAAACCAACAAAAAATAAATTATCTGTTAAGCTCAAACTTGACCGCACCAACCACGCAGTTTCCTGCATATATATTAAGTGGTGCATCATCTAATCAACAGCCTGGACCTACTTCAAATATAGGTAACACTATAACAGTGTATCCAATGACTATTAGACAAAAGGGTGCAATACAAGTACAGTATGTAAGATATCCAGTTACACCTAATTGGACTTATACCACACTTGTAAGTGGCGAACCTTTATTTAATGAAGCTGCTGCCGACTATCAAGATTTTGAATTACCTATTTCTGATCAAACTGGTTTGATTGCTAAAATATGCCAGTATGTTGGTATAGAAATAAGAGAAGCAGATGTGTATGAATTTGGTAAAAATGAAATTATAGAAGATAACCAAACACAAGGATAAGACATGGCATATATAACTCAATATACATATTACGAAAACAATGGCAATAACCCAGAAGATTCAAATCAAGGATCATATCAATACATATCATTGCAAGATATCGTGAATAACTTTATGCTTATGTATCAAGGTAATCATGAGCTTTTGAATAATTTAGAAAGATACCAAGTGTTGTTTCATGCGAAGAGAGGCATTCAAGAACTAAACTACGATGCAATGAAGGAAATTAAAATCCTTCAATTAACTCTTGATCATCAATTTAGTTTTACCTTACCATCAGATTATGTAAACTGGGTAAGAATATCTCAGTATAAAAATGGAGTATTATATCCTTTGTCTGAAAATATACAAACTAATTGGGCTTCTGCATACTTGCAAGATAATGATAGTAATATTTTATTTGATCAGGATGGAAATGCCTTGAGTCCACAAGACTCTCAAGTTGATTTAAATAGATCACAACGATCTA